GCGCACAGTTCCCGGAGATTGTCGCACCCACGATTCAGGAGATGGTCGGCATCATCCACCATCGCGAGAGTCGCATTGATCTGCCGGATAGCATGGCGGACTTGTGGGAAAACGCCACACCGGACGGCCTGCCGCTCGAAGCCTTCCATCGGCGTATCACCGGAGAAATACTGGAAACCGGCAGATACGGGGTGCTCGTCGGGGCGTCCTCGATGGGCAGCGACATCCCCTATCTGGTCGGATATGGCGCCGAAGCGATCATCAATTGGTCCGATGACCGCGATTTTTACGTCCTTGATGAGTCCGGGTATGTCCGCGACGGATTCGAGTGGAAAGAAGAGCGGATGTACCGCGTCCTGGAGCTCGTTGATGGCAAATACACGGTCAGGACCTACACTGGAGAGTCTTTCACAGAGGGACCGTCACAAGTGCCGACCGCCCGTGGCGGCGCGCCGCTTAGTGAAATTCCATTTGCCGTCGCCGGTCCACGAGACCTTTCCCTAACACCAGAGACGCCGCCGCTGATCGGCATTGCCCGCGCTGCCAAGGCGATCTACCAGCTCTCCGCCGACTACCGCTGGCAGATGTTTATGAGTGGCCAGGAGACGCTGTTCATCCTGAACGCTGATGCGCCAGAGGCCGTTGGTGCCGGTGTGACGGTTTCCCTGAAATCAGAGAGGGGTGGGGACGGGACGGCGCCGAACGTCGATGCAAAGTACGTCGGCCCGGCCGGCACAGGCATGGCCGCGCACAAGGCGGCGATAGACGATGAAAAGCGGAACGCGGCGGCGGCCGGGGCGCGTATGTTCAACTCTGTCGAGCGCGCTAGTCAGGAAAGTGGCGAGGCGCGCCGCATGCGCTTTGCCGCAGAAACCGCAAGCCTTATGAGCGTCGCGCAGGCGAGTTGCGCACTCCTTGAAAAGTCCCTCCGCAGTGCCGGCCGCATGATGGGCCTGAGCGATGAGGAAATCGAAGCAATTGTGGTCCATCCGCCGAAGGATCTCATAGACCGCCGCCTCGATCCGCAGGAAGTTGCCCAAATCATGGGCCTAGCGGACAAAGGCTTTATTTCCTACGAAACCGCTTATGAGCAGCTGCAAGAGGGCGAATGGGCCTCCCCGGAACGGTCGTGGGAAGACGAGCGGAGGCTGATCGATAGGGAAGAACTCGAGCGATCGCCGTCTCCCGATGACCTGGCGGCAGTCACGCCAAGGCGAGAACAAACCAAAGAGCAGGAACAGGCCGCCGCATAGGCGGCTTTTTTGTGCCGGCAGTGCCGGAAGCGTAACCGCGCCGCTCGGTGAGCGGCATCCCAATCGAAGAAGGACTATCAGCGGTGCTGAAAACTGTTGTCGACTCCCTCGATGGTATCGAGGAGCAATATCGCGGTCTCTATGAGGAGAAAGACGGCAAATACATTCTCCAAATTGAGGGCGTGGATAGCCACCCTTCCGTAGTGGCCCTGAAAAACGGCCACATGAACTCCAAGCGCGAACGCGACGAGGCGAAACGTCAGCTGGCAGAATTGAAGAAGAAACTTGAGGCGGTGCCCGAGGACTTCGACGCTGACGAATGGCATCGCCTCCGGTCAGAGGAGGAAGCCCGGCGTAGCGATCCTGATAACAAGGACGTGCGCAAGCAGATTGAGGCGGCCACGGCTGCCGTGAAGTCTCAGTACGAAGCCAGGCTCGCCAAGGCCAAAAAGGATGCCGAGGCGGCGCTTGCCGAAATCAAGGCGGAAAAGGAAAGCCTCGAGGCCGATTTGCGCGGTGCGCTGGTGGACGATGGGCTTACGAAGGCGCTTGTTAAGGTTGGCGTGAAGCCAACGCTCCTCAAGGCCGCAAAGCGTATGTTCGACGACGATGTTGAGGTCGTTATTGAAGACGGAAAGCGCGTGGCGCGCATGAAGTCTGATCTCGGCGGGGACAGCATCGAGGACTTTATCGCCAACTGGTCACGCAGCGACGAAGCCAAGGACTTTATCGCGCCTCCAACGGGAGCGGATGAGCGTGGCGCGCGCGGCGGGCGTGGCATGGGTGCTGATAATCCATTCAGTAAATCAGCCTGGAACAAGACCGTTCAAGGCGAACTGCTCAAGACCAACCGAGCAAAAGCGGAGCAATTGGCGAAGTCAGCCGGGTTTAAGACCCTTGAGTCGGCTCTTGCTGCTCGTGGGCCGGTATCGGCCTAACAATCAGCGGGCGGTGCCCGCAATCAACCACTGCAGAGCCATGGCGGTGCCCTGGCCTGAGTTTAAGCGAAACCAGGCAGACGAGGAGAAACCATCATGCCTGCTACTGTTCTCTCGGACGTAATCGTTCCGGAAATTTTCAACCCTTATGTTATCGAGCGTACCGCCGAATTGTCGGCTTTCTGGCAATCCGGCCTCGTTGCCCCCGTCCCTGACATCACTCTCGGAGAGGGCGGCTCTCAGGTCCAGATGCCGTTCTGGCAGGACTTGGCCGGCGAAGACCAGTTGCTTTCGACCGATACCAATCTTTCGGTCGGTAAGATCGAGGCCGAGAAGGACGTGGCTGTCGTCAACGCCCGTGCCCTTGTCTATGGCGCGAAGGACCTTGCTGGCGCTCTTGCCGGTGATGATCCGATGAGAGCTATCGGTGATCTTGTCGCTTCGAAATGGTCTCGCCGCATGCAGGCCACGCTTATTGCCGTCTTCAATGGCGCCATGGGGGCGCTTGGCGACGAGCCCGTGAATACACTGGACATCTCGAATCTCAGCGGCAATGCCGCCGTATTTGATGGCGAGGCGTTCATTGATGCCCTTGGCCAGCTGGGTGACGCGGAAACCCGCCTGACGGCAGTTGCATGCCACTCTGCGACCTACCGCCTGATGAAGAAGCAGGACCTTATCGAGTTCATTCCTGACTCGGAAGGAAAGCCCACGATCCCGACCTACATGGGCAAGCGCGTCATCGTCGACGACGGTATGCCCGTGTCGGACGGCGTCTATACGACGGCTCTGTTTGGTGAGGGCGCCATCGGTTACGCAGAGGGTTCTCCCAAGGTCCCGAGCGAGATCGAGCGTAACGCCCTTATCGGCGGTGGTGAGGAGTACCTGGTGTCTCGCCGCCACTTCATCCTGCATCCGCGCGGAATCAAGTGGAAGGGCACTCCTGCCAAGGACACCCCGTCCAACACCGAGCTCGCCGACAAGGGCAACTGGGAGCGTGTGTACGAGTCCAAGAACGTGCGCATCGTTCGTTTCGTGCACCGCAACGCGCCTGTGAGCGGTTCGTGATAATCGCGGGGGCGGCTTCGGTCGCCCCCGGTATCCTGAAGGTCCAACAATGAATGCATCTATCATTCGGCAGCGCTTTCTGGCGGCGCTGGAAGCCGGCGCATCAATTGCCGAAGCGACACGATTGGCAAATGATCTTAGCCGCACTCGTCGCGCTCCCGTCGATCTCCCGCCGCCGCCTCAGAGCCTCAAGGACAAGCTTTCATCTCATCCTCTGGACCACGATGGAGACGGGAACCCGGGCGGATCTCTGCCGGCGGACAAGCGGGGCGATGATGTTGCGTCTCTGCGAGCCGAATATGAAGCCCTGACTGGCAAGGCGCCTGACCGTCGGTGGGGCGAGTCTCGTCTCAAGAAAGAGATCAAGAAGGCCAAGGGCTGATGGCCGGCGAATTGGGGATCACGAATCTCGGTCCCGTGCCGGACGGCATGACGTTCCTCGAGGCTACTAAGACCGTGTTCGAGAAGCGCAAGTATGCCATCAACCCCGATCATCACTCGAAACGTCTCACCGTATGCGAGACCATGAGAGAAATATGGCGCATTGCTGAGCATCTTCCCGAGCCTGAGCGAAGCCAACTGCAATTGTTGGCGGGCGCTGGGTTCGATTACGGCAAGCGCATGGATGCGCGCATGAAAGAATTGAAGGCTATGCTCACGAATGGTTGAGCCGATCCAAATTCAAACGTGGTGGTGGGCACAGCCGGGCGGACGGACGACCTACACCAAGGAACACGTCCTGACGTGGCGGGATATGGTGCGGAGACACCTGAACATCCCGCACACGTTTGCCTGTGTCACTGACTTGGTTGACGAGCTAGACGGCATCAAAATCATCGCGCCGCCGCGGGACTTTGAGAACATCCGCATCCCCACATGGGGTGAGAAGATGCCTCAATGCCTTCGTAGAATCGCGATGTTCCGGCCGGACGCTGCCGACGTGTTCGGCGCCTCGAGGTTCGTCAATATGGATCTCGATTGCGTGATCAGCGACTCGCTTGATCCTCTGTTTGATCGCGACGAAGACTTCGTGATGTATCGCGGCACGCATATGTCGCGCCCCTACAATGGCTCTATGCTCATGATGACCGCGGGGGCCCGCCCGCACGTCTATGAGCAATTCACGCCGGAAGGTGCGGTGAAGGCGGGCCAAATGTATCTCGGCAGCGATCAGGCGTGGATTAGTCACGTGTTGGGCCCGGGCGAGGCCGTATGGGATGCCAAGGACGGCGTGCACGCCTGGAACAGCCGGCTCAATGTTGGCAAGCCTCGCATTACGTTCTTCCTTCAGCCGGAAAAGCCGTGGAGCTACGTCGCGGCGGGCGATCCATTCTGCACTGAGCATTACCGTCGCGACACCCAGAAGGGCAGGGCGCTTATCCTCGGTTATGCTCCGCACGTCTGGGATGATCTTGCGGATGCGCTCCATTATGGGCCATTTGACGCCGTGATTGCCT